TCAGTGTATGTTGGTGTTGGTTCTGGTATATTAATATCTACTTTAGCCATTATCCCCTCATACCATCTGGTTGTATATCTGCTCTAAATGTTCCAAATCTCCAATTCTCATCAGTCGATGTGTTTGCAATTCTCAAACTAGCAAATCGTGATCTTGCACGTGTGTCTACTTTATCTGTAGAGCTATTTATTGTAAATGGACCTAATGGTGAAGATGCTGCAGTATCCGATGGATAGTCCCTTAATCTAATAGTTACCTGAGCATTACCTGTTAACAGTTTAAAATCTGGAACAAACCTTTTCATAGACATAAACATTTGACCATCGCCTTCTATAGCTAAATCAAAATCTCCAGATTGTATAAATGCAGGTATGGCTGTTTTATTTCCTAATGCATCCACTTCATTGTTACCAATTTCATGTGCATAATATGTTGTTGCACCATTAGCACTTGTTACACCTTGAATTGTTGGAAAGCTCGGTGTCCCTGATCCGTTGTACTTTGTTGCGTAAGGATTGTCATATAATGTTGAATCATGCCAAGATGTTCTATCTAGAGTTCCTGTTGTCCATGTATTTTCTGTATAATTATAAGTGACTACTCTATCAATAAATTGTGATCCTGCTTTAGCATAAAACCAATTTACCTCTTCATACAAATGATTTAATCCTGCATAAACTAGCTCACCTGCATTATAATTAATTCCTAAATTATCCCCTTTATCTGTAAATACAAAATCTTCCACTAAACATGGTAATGATTTAACTGTACCATCAAACACAAAAAACCCTCCTGCTTGACCCATCCAAAAAACTTTTCCATTAACATATTTAATTGCATGCTGACCAATAGCACCACAATTGCTTCCAACTTGTCTTATAGAAAATGTAAATGGTGGTCCTACAAACTGCATCACATACGCAGAAGTATCGGTCAATATTAATATATAATCTTTAGCTTTAGCTGCACCTATAATTTTAACACCGGAGTCTAATCTAAACGTACCCGCTGTGTTAACAGATGTTGGTGTGTAATCAGATATATCTTCCTGATCACTAAATCTTATAAACATTTTATCTTGTGTTGCTGAATTACCGATTGTTGTTTCAGTGCCAAGTATAATTAAATGTCTATCTCTTTCAGAAACAATAGACATAACTGATCTTGTTGGTGCACCACTAACAACAGTAGCTCTAGTTGATAATCCTGCAGGAGCTGCTGCAATTGGATCCCACTCGAATGTTTTACCGTTTTTAATTGTTGCAATAAGTTTTTGTCCAAAATGGTCTAATGACCATGATGCAGGATCAAGAATAACATTCGACACACTTGAACCTTCTCCCCACTCTTCTGATCCCCAAGTATCTGTACCCCAACCATAACCGTAAGTTTGAGTTAAAGGTCCTGGTTTAACATACGGATTAACTGTTGCTGCACCACTTGCAGAAGTAGTCGCTGTTGCATAAGATGCCATTTCAATTGTAAATGTGTTTGCATTGGGTGCTGATAAAACTTCGAATGTATTTGTTTCAAAATCATCAACTGTATACCCTGTACCAGCAGGTGGTGTCACTGAAGTAAACGTAAATAAATCTCCTGCTATTAAATTATGACTTGTTTTGTTAACAGTTACAGTTGCAGAAGTGTCTGAGGTATCAAAAGTACAACCAGTCAAGGCTGTATCTAAAGGTGTAATATCGTAAAAACCACCTTCATAATAAATAATTAATGCCTTGTGAGTACCAATGGCTGCATATTTTCGACCATCTAAATCAGCCCAAACGAGTTGTTCTCTTGCAGCACCAACTAAAGTTTTACCAGTAATCTGTTGCCAACCTCCTATTTTTTCAGGAAGACTATACCTAAATCTTACAAAATCACCGTCAGTCCACTGGCCTTCAGCGCCTGTTGCGGTTACTTGTTTGTTGAATCCAGGTCTTATTTGTACATTTGTTAAAGGCATAAAAGTATTATATACTAACGAAACTGTCTTATCAATGAACATACTAAAAGCTAAAATTGTTTGGTTTCCTAATAAACTATCTTTTATTAAGGAAGACATCCTTGAAAATAAAATAGACTGGGATCAAAAGCATTTAGAGACTGTTCGTAAATATATGAAAGAAGATGGTTTATTATTTCCTGCTGTATTTAAAGACAATGAAATTCATTGTGGTCATTATAGATTTAAGGTAGCAAAAGAAATGGGTTACGATGGTATTGCTGCATACAAGGTTAATACTTTTGCAGAGGCTTTACATTTGACCAAATTTACTGAGCTGTGCTATAAGCACTATAAAGAATATAAAGAAAAAAACTATGTATAGTAAAAAATTTGATCCTTTTGAACATCAAAATTTATTTTATGAATATAAATTGAAAGTAAGTAAAGATGAAATTAATCAAATTTTATTGTTAACTGAAAACCATGATGTAGGATATCAAAAATGTAATTATGGTCATTTAAACATATTAAATTTTCCTGTTTTAAAAAATTTAAAAAAGCAAGTTATAGATATTTTAAATAAACATAAATTGTCACTACTTGAAAATTGGTCTCAATTATACAATAAAGAAAATTATCATCCCATACATTATCATTATGGATCAATTTACTCAGGGATAATTTATTTAAAAGGTATAAACCCTAGCCCGACTATTTTCCATGAAAAATTTTTTTCAAATTATTATGCGCATAATTTTAAAAAAAATATCCTACTATTATTTCCTTCAATGATTGCTCACGAGGTTAAACCATTGACAAAAAATGAAGAAAGATTAATTATATCATTTAACACAGGTAAAATTTAATGTACGAATCTTTATTAGAGGCCACTAAATTTCATGCTCAAAACCAAAATAATTGGATTGGTGAAGCGCAAGCGGAATATAAATATAAAATTTATGATATTATAAAAAAGAATAATGTTAAAACCATTCTAGATTATGGTTGTGGTAAAGCAAAATTTCATTCAATTTTATTTAATAATAAAAAAGTACCGGGTTCACCTATGAATATAAATATAACTCCATATGATCCAGCAGTTGCACAGTTTTCAAATAAACCAACAGGTCAATATGATTTAGTTTTATGTATAGATGTTATGGAACATGTCCAAGAAGATAAAGTTGACGAAGTATTAAAAGATATTTTCAGTTATAGCAATAAAGTATTTTTAACTATTACTTGTTATGCTGCTAAACAAATTTTAATTAATGGTAAAAACGCACATTATACTATCAAAGATCCTGATTGGTGGAAAGAAAAGCTGAAACCATATGAAGGTAGTCACATTACTATATTTCAAACAAAACCTGAAAGAGGTGGAGATGTAGTTAACAAAGAAGAATGGAAACCAAACAAACTTACATTAGAAAAATTAAAAAAAAATGATAAAACATTAGACGAAACTCAAAAAGAAAAAGCAAAATTACTTTAACATGGATCATACAGAAGCAATAGTAGAAATAAAAAAAATCATTCCTAATGAATTCATAAATAAAATCATTCCCTTAATAAACAAAAAAGCTAAAAAAAACATGGAAATTAAAACTGGTGTTTATAAAGATATAAGAAATGTAAAAGGTTATCATTTAAATTTTGAAACACCTACAAATGTTTTTTATTGGAATTTTATAAAAAAAGAAATAGAAAGACTATATCATTTTTACAAAATAAAATTTCCTGAAATGGCAAGTGAAAAAATTAATCAAATAGATTTATTAAAATATACACCTGGAGATAAATATGAAGTACATGTTGATCACCATGTTAATATAACAAGACATTTAAGTATTATAATAAATTTAAATGATGGATATGAAGGTGGGGATTTAACTTTTACAGATCAAAAAGGAAAAGAAATTAAAAGATTAAAACTTGATAAAGGTTCTATTGTATTTTTTCCAAGTAATTTTATGTATCCACATACCATTGAACCTATTAAGAAAGGAACAAGGTATAGTATTGTTGCATGGCTGCAGTAAATTATAAATTGATAAAAAATTTCTTTTCAAAAGAAGAATTAAATGTTTATCAAAAATATTGTCTTAGTAAGTTAAGTAATGGTGACTATCAAATAGACCCTGAAATTTCTTCACCTAAATGGTATAATGATCCACTAATGACATCTTTATTAGATTCTAAACTTCCTTTGGTTGAATTAGAATCTAACTTAAAATTATTTCCAACTTATGCTTATTGGAGATATTATATATTTGGTGGAATGTTAAAAAAACACTCTGATAGACCAGCATGCGAAATATCAGTTACGGCTTGTATAAAAAAATATGACAAATGGCCT